GACCAGGCACCGCACATCACCGGGTATTTCTCGGTGTTTGACGGCGTGTATGAAATCGGGCCGGGCATGACGGAGAGCGTAGACCGGCACGCTTTCGATAAGACTCTGGGCGGGGACATCCGGGCCTTGACCAACCATGACACCACCCTGGTGCTGGGGCGCACGACCGCGCATACGCTGGAGCTTCGAGTGGACGAGCACGGACTGTGGGGAGACGTCACGATCAATCCGAACGATCAGGACGCCATGAACCTGTACGAGCGCGTGAAGCGGGGCGACGTGGATCAGTGCAGCTTCGGTTTCAACATCGTCAGCGAGGAGACGGAGTTCCGTGACGACGGATCCATTCACTGGCGGATCACCGAGGTGGAGCTCCATGAGGTCAGCGTCTGCACCTTCCCGGCCTACGAGGACACCAATGTCTCGGCAAGGCAGGCACAGCGTGAGGAGCTGAGCAGGAACCGCCTGGAGGACTGGAAACAGAACGCCAGGGCGAGAATCAACAAGGAGGACAAGATCAATGCTTAAGGCACTGATGCTGCGGAGACGGATCGACCTGAAGAAGAAAGACCTGGCCGCGCTGCGGGAGAAGCTGGAAGGCCTCAACACCCGTGAGGCGGAGCTGAGCCAGGCCATCGAAGAGGTGGAGACCGAGGAGCAGCGCACGGCGGTCGAGGAAGAGATCACCGCCTTCGAGAACGAGCGCAACGAAGCGCAGACCGGCGCGGATCAGCTGGAGCAGGAAATCTCCGACCTGGAGGAAGAGCTCCGGCAGGAAGAGGAAGCGCAGGACACCACGCCCCCGGCGGACACCGGGGCGACCGGCGGCGAGACCGCCAATACCGGCGCGGGCGAAACCGCGACCGAGAACAGAGGAGGAAATATCCCTATGATCCGGAGACTGAAGAATTTCACCCAGCAGGAGCGTGAGGCGTTCCTGGGCAACGAACAGGTGCGGAGCTTCCTCGGCGAAGTGCGCACCGCCATCGCTGAGAAGCGGGCCATCACCGGCGTTGGCCTGACCATCCCGGAAGTCATGCTGGGCCTGGTGCGCGAGGAGATCGCCGCCAACAGCAAGCTGCTCAAGTTCATCAACCTGCGCCCGGTGGGCGGCAAGGGCCGTCTGAACATCATGGGCAAGATCCCGGAGGCTGTGTGGACTGAAATGTGCGCCAACCTCAACGAGCTGGATCTGGCCTTCAACCAGACCGAGGTGGACGGCTACAAGGTCGGCGCGTTCATCGCCATCTGCAACGCCACGCTGGAAGACAGCGACCTGGCGCTGGCCCAGGAGATCGTGACCGCGATCGGCATCGCCATCGCGAAGGCCCTGGACAAGGCGATCCTGTACGGCACCGGCACCAAGATGCCCGTGGGCATCATCACCCGCCTGGCCTGCGAAAGCCAGCCCGCCTGGTGGGGCACCAACGATCCCGCCTTCGTGGATCTGCACACCAGCAACATCAAGAGCATCAACAAGAGCACCAGCACCGGCGCGGAGTTCTTCGCGGCCCTGATCGCCGAGCTGGGCATCGCCAAGCCGGTGTATTCCGGAGACGGCCTGTTCTGGGTCATGAACCGGAAGACCCACCTGGACATCATGGCGAAGGCGCTGGCCTTTGACGCCAACGGCGCCCTGGTGGCCAACACCCAGCTGATGCCGATCGTCGGCGGCGAGATCGTCGAGTTCGAGGACAACGACGTGATCGCTGACTACGAGATCGTCGGCGGCTTCGGCGGCAACTACCTGATGGCCGAACGCGCGGGTGTGGAGTTCGCCTCCAGCACTGAGGTGCGGTTCCTGCAGGATCAGACCGTGTTCAAGGGCACGGGCCGGTATGACGGACGCCCGATCGAGGGCAAGGCCTTCGTGATCGTGAACTACGCCAACAGCACACCCACCAAGACCCGCAGCTTCGCCAAGGACTGGGCGAATGAGGAAATGAACGCCCTGGGCATCACCGCGAAGGCTTCTGCCTCCAACGTGGGCAAGACCGTGCTGACGGTTGCGGACACCCTGGCGGCTGAATCTCCTGAGCTGTACTACAAGGTCGGCAAGGTGGCGTTCAACGTCGGCGACGACCAGCCCGCCAGCGGCTTCAACAGCCTGACCAGCGGCACCACCGAGATCACCGCAGCTGCGGGCAAGATCATCACGGTCATCGAAGTGGACAGCGACGACAAGGTCGTGTCCGTGGGCTACGTGGCCAGCGTGCCGAAGGCTTCCTGATCGGTATAGCATAACGGGAGGTGAGCGGAGATGTGGGTGAGCACAGAGACCGCCCTGGGCCTGGTTAAAAGCAGGCTGAACCGGATGGCGGCGGACACGTCGCTGGACGATTATTTCCGGCAGCGGATCGCCGCGGCAGTGGCGGAACTGGAGGGAACCGGCATCTCCCTCACCGGCAGCCCGGACGACCTGATGCTGGTGGTTGACTACACGGTGTGGCAGTACCAGAACCGGGACAGCGCGGGCAGCATGCCGGAATGGCTGCGCCTGCGGCGGCGGGAAAGGTGGCTTCGGCAGGAGCGGGGTGAGGTCACATGATCCTGGACAGGGGCGTGTGCCGGATCCTCCACAAAACCAGCACCACACCGAGCGGCGGAAAGCCGACGGCCACCTGGGCGGTTATTCACGAAAGCTATTACGGGGAGCTGTCCTTCGAGACAGCCCCTGCCCGTCCGACCGAACGGCGCGAGGACACGAAGACGGCGGCACGGATCCGGATCCTGCAGAACCGCGGGATCAGGAACGACGACGTGGCGGAGCTGACACCCTTTGACGGTACGGAAGTGAAAGCGGATTATTACCGGATCGCCCGCGCCTGGCACGGGGACGACAGCGACAGCGGCCAGCCGATCAGCGACCTGACGCTGGAGGTGACGGAAAAGCCGAACATCCAGAAGGCGGTGACACCGACGCAGAGCACCGGCGGCAGCAGCTCCGGCAGCAGCGCAGGATCCGGAAGCCAGGCACCGGAGGTGAGCGGAAATGACGGTCAGTGAGATCAAGACACTGCTGGTCTCCGTGGATCCGAACGTGCAGCGGTATGAGCACGACGGGGCCGGAACGGCGGACGCCTACACGGTATGGTACGAGCTGCAGCCTGTGGGCTGCTACGGCGACGGACAGGAAGAAGGGACGATCCGCTTCCAGGTGGACAGGTTTACCAAGGAAGAGGATGAGACCCTGGCGGCGACGCTGAAAACCACCCTGGAAGCACAGGACGACATCGCGGTGGAATACCTGGTGGACTATGAACGGGACACGGGGTACATCCACCACATTTATGTCTGCGAGGCGGTCTGAGATGGCGCGGATGGAGTTCTCCGGAACACAGGAAATGCTGGACGCGCTGTTCGCGGAAAGCGAGAAGCTGGAACGGAAGGCAACCGAGATGCTGGGCGTGGCCGGGGAACTGGCCGTGAAAGCCTGGCAGACGGCGATCAGCGAAGCAGGGCACGCACCGCCCGGCAAGAGCGGACGGGCCACGGGCGACCTGATGAAAAGCATCCGGGCCAGCGCTGTGAAACGGAACGGCGAGGCCTACGTGAGCAGCATCTATCCCCACGGGCGAGACCGGAAGCGGCAGGGCATGGCGGACATCGCCTTCTCGCTGCACTACGGGACGAGCAAGATCCAGGGCGACCACTTTGTGGACAGGGCAGAGGAACTGATTGAGGAGACGGTCTGGGATGAAATGCAGGCCGTCTGGGACAAAGATTAACACGAGGAGGGAAACGACATGGCTGAGATCGGCATGCAGTACCCTGTGTGGGCGGAAATGCTGACCGAAAGCACCTATGGCACCGGCATGGTCATGGGTAAAGCGGTTTCTGCCAACCTTCAGTGGCAGAAGGAAGACAACGAGCTGTACGGCGATGACGCGGTCGCTGAAACCGACCAGAGCATCACCGGCTACACGCTGGACATCTCCACGACCTACCTGGAAGAGGGCGTCGAGAGCGCCATCCTGGGCCTGACCGTGGACAGCTCCGGCGAGTTCACAATCACGGACGACGATCCGCCCTACGGCGGCACCGGCTACATCCGCGTGCTCAAGCGGAACGGCACCAGGATGTATAAAGGCGTCTGGTATCCGAAGATCCAGTTCAGTCATCCGAACGAGACCAGCAACACCAAGCAGAAGAGCATCAGCTGGGGCACACCCACGCTCAACGGCAAGGGGCTGGCCTACTACGATGACGACACCGGCAAGGCCAAGTTCCGCAGGCAGAAGGTGTTCACCACGCTGGCGAGCGCGAAAACCTGGCTCAACAGCAAGGCGAACATCAGCGCCTGACATGGACGCCCGGCCCGCTGCCTGCGCTGGCTGCGGGCCGGGTATTTTGCCCACAGGGCAGAAAGGAAAGAAAGATGGCACTACTGGACATTATTATCACACATTATAACGAGCCCTGGAGCGACGGCAGGAAGATGTTCGAGATGCTGAAGCTGCAGCGGGGCGTGGACTGGAAGGACGTGCGGGTGATCCTGGTGCAGGACGGGGATGACGAGCACCTGGATCTGGAGCGGATCATGAAGGTGTATCCGTTCGTGGGGACGATCCTGCACCTGCCGAAGGGCGGGGTCAGCATCGCGCGGAACGAGGGCCTGGAGTGCGCGGACGCGGAATGGGTCATGTTCTGCGACTTTGACGACACCTTCTACAGCGTGGACAGCCTGTACCGGGTGCTGCAGAGTATCCGGGAAGCCGGAGACCGGGCCGACATGATCTGGAGCGACATCTGGATCGAGATGGTCACGCCGGAGGGCAAATGGATCAAACGGAACAAGGGATGGAACACGGTATTCATCCACGGGAAGATCTACCGGAGATCCTTCCTGATGGATCACGGGATCCGGTACGATCCGGAGCTGTGCTACAGCGAGGACGCGATGTTCAACGCCCTGGTGGCGATGGAGATCGACCAGAAGCGGGTCGGCAAGATGCCGGAGACCGTGTATATGTGGTGCTTCCGGCCAGGGAGCGCCAGCAACTACAAAGGCGGAGACGCCAGGCGGAACCTGAGCCTGTACAAAAAGCGGGTGAAGCTGAGCGAGGAATACGAGAAACGGGGCCGGACATACGACGCGAAGGCCGCCGCGGTGCGGACGCTGCTGGACTATTACTGGGAGCTGAACGGCCAGGACGAGTGCGCCGGGCACACGAAGGAAGAGTGGGTGCAGCTGCTGCAGCGGGACGTGATGGCCAGATGGCCGCGGGCCGTGATGGACATCAGCATGGCAGACCGGGCGGAGCTGTTCCGGGTGACGAAAGAAGAAGCGACGGCGAAGCAGCTGGTCCGGGACGGGATGCCAGGTCCGGAGGAATGGCTGGACAGCATCGGCGCGATTAAATAAGGGCACAGCCCAGGAGGAAAGAAAGAATGGTACAGGAGATTGTTAAGAAAAACGCCAAGGGACGGGACGAGGTCGTCGGGCGGAAGATCTTCATCGGCAAGAAGGAGCTGAAGCTCCGGTTCACGATGCCGATGTGGTTCAAGATGGAGGACGAGATCTGCCTGATGGACGATCTGTACACGATGATGCACAGCAAGGGCCGGTTCGCCAGGGATAAGATCCCGGCCCTGGTGGAGATCATGGCCGGGGGCGAGGTCACGGCGGACGAGATCCTGGCGGAAGACGATCCGGCGACCTACCGGGCGATGCTGGACGAGATCCAGGCGGTGATCGCCAAGGCCATGACGATGAAAGAAAAGAAATACGATGACGACAGCATCCACGACGAGGTGCTGGAGGAAATCGAAAAAAAAGACAAAAAGGCAGACTGACGCCTCGCACGGTCACTGCCTGGGGACTGATCGCCGGGGTCACGCTGACGGAGCAGCGGCAGCTGACGCCCGGTTTTTTGTGCGACCTGTTCGTGCTGCGGCGCGGGTATGACGACGAGCAGCACGGGATCATCCGGGAGACGGACGACCACGACATCAGCGAAGAGGACGCGGCGTACTTTGACCACTATGACGAGATCGCCGCGGCGGAGAGAGAAGAAGGGGGCCTGGAGTAATGCCAAAGGAGATCAAAACGACGATCGCGGTGGATGGCGAGGCCGCGTTTAAGCGGGCGATCAACGACGCGACCACCAGCCTCCGGAACATGGGGACGCAGCTGACGCTGGCCCAGGCGGAGTTCAAAAAAGACGGCGACGCCATGAAGCTGATGGAGACCCGCAGCAAGGCACTGAAGGGTGAGATCGGCCAGCAGGAGGAGATCGTCAAGGCACTGGAAAAGGCTGTCAGCGACAGCGCGAAGGCCTACGGCGAGAACAGCGACAAGACCGAGAAGTGGCAGGCAGAGCTGAACCGGGCCAAGGCCAAGCTGGCGAACCTGCAGAACGAGCTGACGCTGAACGAGCAGGGCCTCGACCGGAACGGCAAGGCCTTCGACGACAGCAGCCAGAAGGCTGCGGACTACCAGGCGACGCTGCAGACGATCGGCAAGAACGTGAGCTTCCAGACGATCTCCGAAGGCATCAAAGGGGTCACCGGCACGATCGAGGGCGCGATCAAGAAGGTGTTCAACTTCGCCAAGGCAATCCGGGAGACCTTCGCAGACGCCGGGGAGTGGGCGGACACCCTGATGACCGACGCGACCAAGTATGGCATGGACGTGGAGACGCTGCAGCGGTGGCAGAACGCCGCCGACCTGATCGACACGCCGGTGGAGACGATCATCACGGCCAGGGATAAGCTCTCCAAGAAAATGAAGAGCGGCTGGAAAAACGGCGACCTGGACATGTGGCAGGTGCTGGGCATCGACCTGAGAGACGCAGAGACCGGCAAAGCCAGGGACAAGATGGACATCATGTGGGATCTGGGCGAGACCCTGCTGCACATCTCCGAACTGCAGGAAAAGGGATCCACAAACTACGACGCGGAAGCCCTCTCGATGGAGGTCTTCGGCAAGAGCTGGCGCGATCTGCTGCCGCTGTTCAAGGCTGGCCGGGAGGAATGGGAAAAGACGGTCGCGGAGCAGGACGTGGTGAGCGAGCAGCGGGTGAAGGCCCTGGGCGAGCTGGACGACGCGAACCAGGCGCTGGAGAACAGCTGGGACGTGGCAAAGTACAGTTTCCTGGCGGAACTGGCCCCGACGGTCACGGAAGTGACGGAGGCCGTAACAGAGATGCTGCACGCCTTCAACGAATGGATGGACACGGACGAGGGCAAGAAGGCCATGAATGACCTGTCCGAGGCCATCAAGGAGCTGTTCAGCGGGCTGAAGGACGTGAAGTTCAAGGACGCGATCGACACGGTGCAGAAGGCCATCGAAGGCATCAAGACCGCCCTGTCCTGGCTGGATGAGCACAAGAACGACGTGGTCACCGCCCTGGAGGTCATCGCGGGCGGCTTCGCACTGCTGAAGGTGGCTGACCTGGCCATCAACATCGGCAAGATCGTGAGCGGGTTCCAGACCCTGTGGGCAGGAGCAAAGAATCCGCTGCCGAGCATGCCGGGAGCGGACAATACCACGCCGACTACAGACACCACACCGACTACAGGAGCTCCGAAAACAGATAACGCGCCGATCGCAGAGACACCGAAAACGGGCGACACCCCCACAACGGACACGACCGCAACGGACGCAGCTGCGGGCGGCGGGATCATCCAGACGATCAAGACATGGATACAGGGCGGAAAGAACGCCATCAACCAGAAAGCCCTCGACCTGAGCGCCTGGGCCAACAGCTTCAATATGACCAACGCCGGATTTGTCAGCGACTGGTTCTTCCATAACACAGAGACCGGGCGGAGCGTCAATCCGGAGTATGGCGGCAGCTTCAGCTTCGAGAACCTGTGGAACGGGTTCTGGAAGAGCGTGAACGAGCGCCTGGAAGAGAACGAAGAGTTCAACAAGGCGATGGATGAGGGCGAGCAGTGGAGCGTGCTGGTGCCCGGCAGCAAGGAGAAATACGACAAAAAGCAGGCCGAGAAGGAAAAGAACGCCGAGGCGCGTGCATGGTACCAGGAAAACGTGCAGCAGGAGACGACCCTGACGCCGGAAGAATGGGAAAACATGAACGCGTTCGAGCGCGACCTGTACATGAAGACTCACCCGATCCCCACACAGAAGGAGATCAACGCAGCCTACGACAGCGCCCACACCTACTGGACTGCCGGAACGCCAGCAGCTGAGCCGGAACCGGTGGAGAAGACACCCAGGGAAGTGCTGGCAGAACTGGGGACGCAGATGACCGACGCGCAGCGGAGCGCTGTGGAGGAATGGTGGGATGCCTTCCGGGCCGATGTAATGGGCGACGAATGGTATGACGCCTTTGACCGGATGGAGGAAGCCCTTGACGAGAACAAGGAACTGCATGACGCCTTCGACCAGGCGTTCGACGCACTACAGGCCGAGGACGAGGATTTCAGTTATCTCGACCAGGAAAACCTGCTGAATGACGCGGTCTCCCAGATGAAGGTGAACACCGAGAGCGGCAAGAGCATCGCGGACAAGATCGCCAGTGCGGACTTCAAGCGGTTCAACGGGCTGCCGGTGGAGATCCAGCGGGCGGCGCAGGCTGGAACGGCAGCGGGCGTCAGCGGGATCAAGGTGTACATGGACGGCAGCGCGGTGGGCCGCCTGGTCGCACCGTATGTGAGTGCGATCATCGCCAACGCGGTCGGATGAGCGGCCTCACTGAAGGAAACATTAGCAAAATTGCAATTATTACAAATTTGAGATCAGCGAGGTGATGGACAGATGCAGCTGATGCACAGGGTGGCGCTGGACGGGGTGGAACTGGACAGCGTGGACAGCCGGATCATGATCTCGAAGATCGAGACAGGAGACGGCAAGGATAACGTCCAGACGGTGAGCCTGTGGGGAGACAGCACCGGCAGCCGGGTGACAAACGTGCACCGGGACAGCCTGGACATCACGGTGAAGTTCCGGATCCGGCTGAAGAAACGGAACATGGCGGAGCGGGAGGAAGTCATCGAGAAGGTGAACGCCTGGGCGTTTTCCGGCGGATGGCTGACGACCAATTACAAGGACAACCGGCGGATCCGGGTCTTCCGGCAGCAGGCAGCCACGCCGGGGGATCCCTGGGAGTGGACGAAGGAATACGCGGTGGTGTTTCGGGCCTGCGGGGTTCCCTACTGGCAGGAAGAGGAACCGAACAGCGTGCAGAAGCAGAGCGTGAGCAGCGCGAACCTGGTGATGGGCGTGAACGGCAGCGCCAGAACGGTGCTGGAGGCGGAGTTCAAGAACACGAGCAACGCCGCATGCAACACCTTCAGCCTGACCACGAACGAGAGCCAGATGAGCTTCAGCAGCCTGGGCCTGGCAGCCGGGGAAACCTTAGTGATTGACCACAACGACACTGGCAAGAAGAGCCTGCTGCGGATCCGGATCAAGAATACCAGCGGCGCGTACCGGAGCGCCATGAGCAAGCGGACAACCGGCAGCAGCGACGACCTGTACATCAGCCCCGGCACGAAGACGGTGGTGATGGCAGCTGGCAAGGCCGGGACGATCACGCTGAAGTGCCGCGGGAGGTATGCCTGATGTATAAACTGAGCGGACACAGCCTGACACGGGGGACGTTTTTCCTGCCGGAGACGCAGCCGATGATCCTGCAGGAAAGGGACAGCAGCTGCACGCTGCAGCTGAGCCCGGACGGGCCGGAGATCGGCTTCAATGACTGGATCCTGGACGACGACTGGCCGGAAGGAAACTATGTGTGGCGGGTGAAGAGCCTGGACGACACGGTGACCAGCGAGACCCGTCAGATCGGCCTGGAGCATATCATCAAGATCCTGGATGACACGAGCCTGTTCGGCGAGATCACGACAGCGGACATCGCCGGGCAGGCCGGAGCGAGCACGGTGAGCGCGAAGCAGGCCGTGCAGTACATCCTGGGCCAGCAGAGCGACTGGGTGCTGGGCGACTTCGAGTATGAAAGCGTCAGCAATCCATACGAGTTCGGCGGAGAGACGCTGCTGGACGCCCTGGGATCCGTGACAGAGACGCTGGAGGACGCGGTCTGGGAATACGACCTGAGCGTGTATCCCTTCAAGCTGCACATCCGGCACCGGAGCGGGACAGTCAGCTGCGAGATGCGGGGCGGCAGGAACCTGAGCACCCTCAAGCGCAGCGTGAACAGATCCGGCATGTACACAAGGATCTACCCGGTGGGCAAGAACGACCTGCACCTGGACAGCGTTTACCTGAGCAAGAACGAGAACGTGTACGGGCGGGTCGATAAGATCGAGACCGACCAGAGCAAGAGCACCAAGGAGAACCTGCAGGCCTGGGCGCAGGGACGGCTGAACAAGCACTGCGAGCCCACGGTGAGCATCACGATCAGCGGGCTGGAGCTTTCCGGAGAGACCGGCGAAAGCCTGGACAATCTGAAGCTGAACAAGGTGTGCCAGTGCCCGCTGCCGGAGTTCAACACCACGATCACCGAGCGGATCGTGAAGAAGCAGTGGCGCGACCGGCGGAAGGAACCGGAGAACGTGACCGTCAATCTGTGCAACAGCAGCGCGGACGTGGCCACGATCATCAAGGAACAGAGCCGGGGCGGCGGCAAGGGCGCGGCTGGCCAGGCAAAGCAGAACTACCTGTTCGAGGCCAACGAAAACCACCTGTATTATGAGGTTTTCGATGAGTGCGGCCATCTGCACAGCGTGCTGGAGATGACGACGGAGAGCCTGCGGATCGGCTTCGATAACCTGATCGAGAGCACCCGCAGCGAGTTCCTGATGACCAGCGAAAGCCTGCGGATCCAGTTCGAGAACGAGATCGCCAGCACCCGGAGCCAGTTCGAGATGACGAGCGAGAGCCTCCGGATCCAGTTCGAGAACGAGCTGGCGAGTACGAGGTCTGAGCTGGAAATGACCAGCGAGAGCCTGCGGGTGCAGTTTGAGAACGAGCTGGCCAGCACCCGGTCTGAGTTCCAGATGACAAGCGAAAGCCTCCGGGTGAGCTTTGAGGCCGGACAGAGCAGCCTGCGGAGCGAGCTGCAGATGACGGCCAGCAGCCTGCGGGTTAGCTTCGAGAGCGGCATCAGCAGCGCCCGCAGCGAGTTCCAGATGAGCGCGGAGAGCCTGCGGGTGGAGTTCCAGACGGCGGACAGCAGCCTGCGGAGCTATGTGAACCAGACGGCCAGCAGCTGGGAGGCGAAGGTCGCCGGGGTGGTCGGATCAGACGGCAAGGTGACGGCGGCCAGCATCGCGGTGGCGATCAACAACGCGGGCGAAGGCGTGGCCACGATCAACGCCAGCAAGATCTACCTGCTGGGCCAGACAATCGCTGACCAGATCACGGCGGACTACATCAGCACGAAGATCGCCACGCTGAGCAGCCTGACGGTGTCCAGCATCAACTGCACCGGCACGCTGGGTGCCAGCACGGTGGAGGTCGGCACGCTGAAGTTCCGGTCGAGCAGCGGCGCAGGATACAGCTACAGCGATCTGAAAGACCTATTCGTCACCAGCGTGTCCGTGACGGGGCCTGTAGACAATGTGTACACATTGAAATACTACACGGCAAACAATCCGAGCGGCACGAGCGGCGGAACTTTTAGCCGGGCCGTTTCATCTATCACGGGCACATGGAGCGGCAATCACTATTATGTGACAGTCAGCCCGCAAAACCAGACAGGCGGCGACACCTACCTGTTCTCCGAGGCAGACGAGTGGACGGAAGACCACAAGAAGACCGTCCACGTCTACTACTTCAGCGGCAGCACGCACGTCGATGTCCTGACGGCGGTGGTGAACGCTTCGAGCATTTACTCCGACGGGGCACCGGCCAGCGGCGCAGCTGCCGGACGGCACGGATCCACCTATGACTGGGACTTCACGATCACCAAGGGCGACGGGACGACCAAGACGCTGCAGATCGACTGCAGCGCGATCTACAGCGACGCCCGGAGCGGATACACCCAGGGCACATTCACCCTGCAGACCATTGTGCTGCAGGGCAGCCAGACAGCCAGCCTGACGCTGCAGGGATCGGCGGCGACCACGGAGACGGCAACGCTGCGGGGCGCAGCTGCCAGCACCACCACCGTGACGCTGCAGGGCAGCCAGACCAGCGAGCTGACACTGCAGGGCGAGAGCCAGACGGTGTACGAGGAAGTAGCCAGCGGCGGCACGGTGTACTACACCGCCGGAACAGCTGCGAACTACCACAAGGTGGTGGCCAGCGGCGGCACGGTGTACTACACCGCCGGAACAGCTGCGACCTACTATGAGGCCGGAACAACCACCAAGTACGCCAGGGGCGACAGCGTAATCGTGACGCTGCAGGGCAGCCAGACAGCCAGCCTGACGCTGCAGGGATCCAGCCAGACCGTCTTTGAGGAAGTCAGCAGCGGCGGCACGGTGTACTACACTGCAGGCACCGCGGTGACCAGGTACAAAGGCAACGGATCCAGCGTGACGGGCCGGGGCAGCAGCGTGAGCGTGAGAGCCTGTGGG